CAAGGCTGAGACTGTTGGCCAAGCGAAACACAGACTCAGAAATATTCAATGTCAAGGGACAATGGACATCATCGGGTGACAAGATCGACATCATCTACACAGTGCCTTTGGTATTTGGTGAAAAGACAGACATAGAACTCAGAGGCAAGATGGCCTCAGTGGCCACAGCAATGGGTGGTGAATTTGAGATTATACTAGAAAAAATATAATAATTAATAGTAATGAAACTATCAGAACCTCAAAGGCAGGTGGCCGACAACAAGACTCGTTTTTCAGCAGTTGTTTGTGGACGTCGTTGGGGAAAGACCACATTGGCCATACGTGAACTTTGTTATTTTGCAAGACTGCCAAAAAAATTAGTGTGGTATGTGGCTCCATCATATCGCCAAGCCAAGCAAATCTGTTGGGTGAAAATCAAAGAAATATTAAAAGATTTAAAATGGGTAAAAAAGATCAATGAAGCAGAATTGACCATCACTCTTAAAAATGGTTCAAGGATATGTCTACGAGGAGCAGACAATCCTGATAGCCTTAGAGGAGTTGGAATAGATTTTTTGGTAATGGACGAGTGTGCCGACATACCAGAACATGCATGGACATCCACACTGAGACCAACATTATCTGACACACAAGGCCATGCAATGTTTATTGGTACCCCAAAAGGCATGAACTGGTTCTATGATCTATATCAAAAAGGACAAGATCCAACAGAGAACGAATGGTCATCATTCAAATACACAACACTAGACGGTGGTTGGGTACCCGAAGACGAAATAGTACAGGCACGAAAAGACTTAGATGCAAAAACATTTAGGCAGGAATATGAGGCCACGTGGGAGACCTATTCTGGAATCATCTATCATGCTTTTTCTATGGAAAATGTCAAACAGATCAATCCCGAGGACGAGACTGTGTATCATATTGGTATGGACTTCAACTTAAACCCAGTCACAGCAATAGTTTCATACATAAAAAATAATATTGTTTACGTATTTGATGAAATATTGATATGGAGCTCAAACACAGACGAGATGTGTAATGAGATACACACTAGATATAAAGGTAAAAAGATCATTGTGTATCCAGATCCTGCATGCAGACAGAGACGTACAAGTGCGGGTGGAAAAACAGATTTAAGCATCTTGCAAAACAATGGATTTATATGTAAGTTGTTAAACAAACACATGCCAGTCAGAGACAGGATAAACTCTGTGAATGCAAAACTGTGTTCGGCATCAAATAATAGACAGATATATGTGAGTCCTAAATGCAAAAATTTGTTAAATAGTTTAAATAAGCAAGTTTATAAGGAAGGAACAACTGCAATGCCTGATAAAACACAAGGTTTTGATCACACAAATGACGCATTGGGATATCTTATTTCGTTCTTATATCCAATAAAAACCGAATTTAGTGGTGTACAAACAGAAAGGTTTAGTGTTAAAATAAGATAATATGCCAGATCCATTCATACAAAACCAAAGCATAAATGACACATATGGTTCAACGCACGGACTTCCAGTGCACCGTGATTATAACAATTACTTAAATCAATGGAAATTTTACATAAGATCATATTTGGGAGGCACAGAATATAAACAGGGATTATACCTGACTCGTTATGTGTATGAGTCAGAAAACGAATACATGAACAGATTGGCACAGGCCAACATAGACAATCATGTCAAATCAGTAATTTCAATTTATAATTCATTCTTATACAGACAGAATCCAAAGAGAGATTTTGGTTGGATGGAAGACAGTCCAGAGATAAAAGCATTTTTGGAAGATGCAGATTTTGAGGGCAGAAGTTTTGATTCGTTCATCAGAGACGTAAACATAATGAGTTCCATATATGGACATTGTGTTGTTTTAGTTGACAGACCAGAGACAGTGGTTGGCACACGTGCCGAGGAACTATCGCAAGGCATAAGACCGTATGTCACAATGTACACACCGGAAAATGTGCTAGATTGGCAGTTTGAACGTATGCCAAATGGACATTATGAACTGTCATATGTGAAATTTTTAGAGCAAGACGAAAGATCATATCAAAAACCAGACGAATTTTTTGTTAGGACTTGGACACGTGACGAGATAATATTGGAAACATACCAATTGGATAAAAAAGATCCTGTTGTTGCGTCACAATCAAAACCAAACTTGTTGGGTAAAATACCTGCAGTTTGGGTTTATGCAAACAGATCGCCAATCAAAGGTATTGGTGTTTCTGATGTTGCAGACATATGCCAAGCACAAAGATTTTTACACGAGTGTTATTCAGAGGCAGAACAATTGATCAGGATCACAAACCATCCATCATTGGTCAAAACAAACAATGTGCAGGCATCGGCCGGTGCGGGTGCAATCATCACAATGCCGGAAGAGCTTGATGCCGGTTTAAAACCATATCTTTTACAGCCATCAGGCGGTAACTTACAAGCAATATTGGAAACAATAAGAGAGACTGTTAAATCCATTGACAGGATGGCACACATGGGCGCAATACGAGCAATAGAAACTAGACAGATGTCGGGCGTGGCCATGATGAGTGAGTTTTTACTTTTGGATTCCAAGTTATGTGAAAAAGCCAAAAACATGGAATTGGCAGAAGAACAAATTTTCAGGGCATTTGCATCTTGGTCAGGCAGACCATTTGACGGCAAGATACAATATCCCACAGCATTCCACATCAGAGACAAAAACTTAGATATTGATATTCTTAAAAAAGCGGCAGAAACCACACGTGATGTTGCAAATGCATCACCAAACATCAAGTCAGTCATTGACGAGAAAATATTAGAAATATTGGCCAAAGACGATGACGAAATGGAAGAGATGCAAAATAGATTTGCAGACACAGAAGAAACACACCCGCCAATGGCTAATCCATCACAAGCAATTCAACACATCAGAGAAATGATCGAAAAAGACGGTTTGACAAACGAAGAAATATTAACGTTGCACCCAGAGTTTTCGAGCTTGTTCAATGGAGATAGCAATGGCGACATATCAGAATCGGAAAGTAACACTTAATAAACCATTTAGAACACCTGGTAAATCTAAAAAATTTGCAGTCTATGTTCGCAACAAAAATACTGGTAATGTGCAGATCGTGAGGTTTGGGCAACCAGGCATGCGAATAAAATCCAACATACCCGCACGTAAAAAATCATTCATGGCACGTTTTGGTGCCATACTTGCTAAAGTCAAAGGTCAAAAATCACTGTCACCGGCATACTGGTCAATAAAGGCTTGGCAGTAATGGCTAGGATTAAATTTAAAGATTTTGAGCTAAGACCAAAACCAAAGAAATTGGGTAGACATAAAAAGAGGATGAACAAGGATGAAAAAAGAGACTTTAAAAAATACAGAGGACAAGGTCGTGTGTAAAAGTTGTAATGGTGAAACATTACAATTTGATGACCTGGAAGATCTTTGTGCAACATGTGTCACTGACGATCTAGCAGACTCGTACGAAGAGACTGTGGATTCCGAATATGTCAAGGTTGACAGAGACCACAGAGTGTGTCCACAATGCTGTCGTTGGAACGACATAAATTGGTGGTGGCATTCGGAAACATTGGATCGTTGGGTCTGTTATCCGTGTGGCATGGGCAGACGCAAAGAACAAGACAGGATTGATGCAAGATATAAGGAAGAAAATGGAAACACTAATTCATAAACACATGCTTGTTAAAGCAACACTGGGTTTGACACCCAACAAAGACTTTCGTCTAGACAATGATCTGAAAGCATTGGTAAAAATAATTGACATGAAAATATTATCTGGTCCACACACTGTCTGGTGTGACACACCTGGTAATGTTGGATATTCGTCTGCAATAATAATTGAAACATCCAGCATAACATGGCACTCTTGGAACCACACAAACGAGTTACATCTAGACATATTTTCTTGCAAGGACTTTTCGATAGAATCAGTTTTAAATTGGTTATCACGCTTCAACCCAACAAACATACAATATAAATTTTTAGATCGTGACAACAATTTCAAGGTAATAAATGACTACCAAACGTGCACTGTATAGAAAACCAGTTGATACTGCCAAGCACCATCAATTTAAAAAGTTATGCTTGGAGTATTTTACCAATCATGAAAAATTATTAAAAAAGCCATCAAGGATATATGCATTCAGGGCACGTAAGGCCATAGTGCAAGCAAAACGTGTGGCCCATGAAGTTGGAGTTGAACTGCTATCTTTGTATGCAGAAAGTTTAAATATAGGTAAGGAACAAGTTAACAAAAAGGAGAAAAAATGCCAAAACACAAAAAAAAGAACATGCCAAAAAAATCAGGCAGAAGAGCATCATCTAAAAAATCAGGCCGTAGAAGATAATGCCAGTACGTAAAGTCAAAAGCGGTTACAAATGGGGCAAGAGTGGTAAAACGTATCGCACAAAAAAACAGGCACAGAGGCAAGGTCGTGCCATCTATGCGTCAGGATACAAAAAAAGTAAGTAGTGCCGATGTCTATGATTGGATTGGAAAAGTTGTTGCTAAAAAGAATGCGAAGACTGGAAAAGCAATCTGTCCTTTTGCGAAAAGAACTGTCCAAGAGAACAAGATCCAGGTGGTGCTTGGAAAGAGTGACCTTTTGGGTCAGATCAATCACTGTACTTCTGTTTTTAATATTTTTAATCTGGATATTATCATCATCTATGTCCAATACCCCATAACAGAAAACAAGTTATCTAAAATCTGTGAAAGAGCCCATGAGAACAATCCTGATTATGCTGTGTTGTTTGACCATCCTGACAATAACGGTCTACATAAAGGTGTGTCTTTTTCCTTTGGGAAATGTCCTCTAATATTCATACAAAATTTACACAAACTCAAAAAAGCACAACAACAGTTAAAAAAAACAGATTGGCACAAATCATGGGGTATAGATCCTAATGACAACATGTTTTATTAATTCAATATAAATACATCAGAGCGAGGTCAACTCAACCTTGAAAATAATGGAGGAAACACAACGATGAGTGATAATACATCGGAAGTCATTAATGAACAGACCACTGCAACTGTTACGGAAGACTCTAAAAACAATGAAACGCAGGGAACTGATAATCAACCAGTTTATACCGAAAAACAATTTCGAGATGCAATGAAAGGCGCTAGACTTAGCGGCGAACAACGTGTTTTGAAAAAGTTTGATGGAATAGATGTTGAGCACTATAAAACTCTTTTGGAAAAGGAAGAAAGTGAAAGACTTTCTAAAGCCAAAGAAAAGTCAGAGTTTGAAAAACTGTTAAAGGAAAATGCTGAAAAATTTAACAGCAAGATAACTTCTTTAACGTCAGAGCTGACAAAGATAAAGGTGGATGGGGCATTGATAAATGCGGCTTCTACATTACGAGCAATAAACCCAGAACAAGTGTCACAACTTGTGAGGAATGCAGTTAAGTTATCTGAGACAGGCGAGGCAGAAGTTGTTGATCCAAAGACAGGTCAAACTAGATACACCGAAAGCGGTGATCCAATGACAATAAATGAGTTAGTATCAGAGTTCCTTTCGGCTAATTCTCATTTTGTTGCAGCGGGCACACCCGGAGGCGGATCTAAATCAAACACTGATTACAAAGGTGCACAGGTTGATATTAGTAAACTGGACATGAAAAATCCAGAGCATAGAAAAATTTATGCCGAGCAAAGAAGAAAACTTGGTATAAGTTAATATTAACTAATACAAAAGGAGATCAGTCACATGGCTGCAGATACTTTAACAACAACACTAGACGATTTAATTGCGCCGATAGTGCAAGAAGCATTATTTGTTGCATCTGAGTCGTCAATCATGCCGAACCTTGTAAGAAATTACACAGTACCGGCAAACTCGGGCAAAGTCCTACAAGTACCAATCTACGGAACACAAACGGCTATAGCAGTTGCGGAAGGCACAGACTTAGACAGTGGTGCCGGAGACGTAGCAGTTTCTACTACAAAGAAAGACATCACTTTGGGTGAAATTGGTATCATGGCTACAGTATCAGACTTAGCAAGAACAACATCAACATCTAACGTTATCGCAGACTTAGGTAAATTATTTGGTGAAGCAATCGCAAGAAAACACGATTTAGACTTGACTGCATTATTTGCACAGTTTGATAACACAATCGGATCAGGTAAGAACGAAGTTACAGTTGAGTCACTTTTCCAAGCGGCAGCAACTTTAAGAGCAAATTCTGTTCCTGGACCATATATGGGGGTGTTTAGCCCACAATCAATTTACAACGTTAAGAAAACATTAACTAACACTTTTGTTAATCCTAATGCTACTAATGTTGTTAACCAAGCAATGACAGAAGGCTTCATCGGTAGAATAGCAGGTATCGACATCTACGAATCTGCAAATATCGCTCAAACTTCAGCTGGTTTAGTAATCAACGGTGTATTCTCTAAAGATGCACTTGGTATTGCTATCCAAACTCCGCTAAAAATCGCAACTCAAAGAGACGAATCAGCGAGAGCAGACGAAGTGGTTGCAACTTCTGTATTTGGTGTTAAAGAATTACACACATCTTATGGTGTGCAAGTAATCGGTGATAACCAAATCAACTAATAAATAGTTTTGCAATAAACATGTATTGGGGCGATAGAAATATCGCCCCTTTTTTTTATTCAATTAAATAATGATATGACAATAGTATGGTTTAATGGTCCATCACAGGATCTGTTGATCAATTCATTACCGCCACAAGAATTAGAGATTGGTTGTAATTACATACAATACAAAAGACCAGTGCACTATGTGTGTGCATATGACAAACATGTCATAGACCGTGTCAAAATAGATCCGTCAATTGAGTATTTTACACGTGCAGAATTTGCATTTCTGCCAACATGG